GGTGCCGGCGGTTCCAGAGACGCCCGTGCGTCGGAAGCCGGGTCGCCCCTTGAAAGTCAGGACGTAAATGGCACAAGCCAGCGGCACGTTTAACCGGTCGGTGTTGATCACCAAGAGCGACACCGTCAATTTTGATGGCAGCACGTATGCGGCCAACGCCGCGACCAAGGCTATTCCTGCTGATGCCATTTTTGTGGGTGGCGCAGGCATTGTGGTGGCGGTGTTTGAAGATGGTTCGACGGGCGCGTTTACCGTGCTGGCCGGGACGCTGTTGCCGTTGAAGTGCATTCGCGTCAATAGCACCACCACGACCGCCACGTTGATGAACGCGCTTTATCAGGTGTAACCGTGACGGTGTCTGAATTGATCACGGCGTCGTTGCAAGACTTGCGGGTTTTGCAGGTTGGCGAAACCGTGTCGGCGAACGATGCAACGTTTGCGCTTGACCGGTTGAATGACTGGATTAACAGTCTTGCCAACGAAGGCTTGACGGTCTACGCCCAAGCCCGAACGCTGTGGACGATCTCGACGGCTGCCAGCTACACCATTGGCGTCGGTGGGGTCATCAACTGTGCGCGTCCAACCGGCCCGTTGGATATCACAAACATTGGCTTTCAGGACACCTCGGTGTCTCCGACGATTGAATATAACCTCGGGCCGGTGCTGACGGAAGACGCCTATGCGGGTATCGCGCAGAAGGCGTTAACCTCGGTCTATCCACAGGCCGCGTATTACAACCCCACCTGGACGAGTGGGCTGGGCCTGATCTACTTGTGGCCGCTCCCCACCAGCACCACGTTGCAGGGGGTCATCTACACGCCCGTGCCGGTAGCCGAGTTTGCCTCGCTTAGCACCACCATTTCGCTACCGCCGGGGTATCGTCGGTTCTTGCGGACGGGGCTGGCGAAAGAGTTGTCGAGCGCCTTTGACGCGCCTTTGACGGCAGAGCAGCAACAAGCCGCCATGGAGAGCAAGGCGGATATCAAACGCGCTAACCAGCGACTGACCGACATGTCCTCAGGCGTGTCTGGGATGCTGTTTGGTGGGGCTGGGCCGCACTACAATATCTATTCGGATAACTAAATGGCCGCGTATCCAGGTTTCGTCTACGGGTCAAACGAGAGTCAAAGCCCGTGGGCCGACATGGAGCGCACGGTCAACTGGTATCCCGAGCCCATCCAGTCTGCCGCGTCTCCGCAGTCAGCGGCCCTGTATCCTTGCCCCGGTCAGGAAGACTACGTCACGGTAGCGGATATTAACTGCCGAGCCATGTTTTCGATGGCCGGTCGCTGCTACGCCGTCATGGGGTCGCATGTCTATCAGGTGTTGGTCACCAACAGCGCGTCCATTGTGACGAGCGGCACGGTGACCAATGACCCCAACCCCGCCAGCATTGCCAGTAACGGCGATGCCGGGGGACAGTTGCTCATTGCCAGTGGTGGCAATGGCTACCTGCTGGACATTGCCACCAACACGCTCAGTGCTATTGCGTTTCTGGCTGGGAAATGCACGATGGTCGGCATGATCGACGGCTACTTCTTGGCCTTTGACTCGGCCACGTCCACGTATTACATCAGCGCCCTCAACGACGGCAGCAGTTGGTCGGCACTGGATTACGCGCAGCGGTCGATTGCCCCTGACCCATGGAAAGCCATGGTCGTAGACGGCAACCGGCAGATTTGGCTAATTGGCGAACAGACGGGTGAAGTCTGGTATGACGCCGGAACGTCTCCCTTTCCGTTCCAACCCGTCCCCGGCAGTGTGTTTGGCTACGGCACGGCGGCTCCCTACTCGGTCAAGCTGGCCGCAGACAAGATGATCTGGTTGTCCCAGACCGCCGATGGCGCAGGGATCGTGGTCGCGGCAACCGGTCTGGTGCCGCAGCGCATTAGCACCTACGCCATCGAAACCGCCATTGCCAAGTACAGCACCATCAGCGATGCGGAAGCGGTGGTCTACTCCGATCAGGGGCATACGTTCTATTGCTTGACGTTCCCGACTGCCAACGCGACATGGGTTTACGACCTCTCCACGGGCCTGTGGCACGAACGGGGCGTCTGGGACACCAGCACTGGCTCGTATGACTTGTGGGGGCCGAGAAGCCACGCCTACGCCTTCGGGAAGCATCTGGTGGGCAACCGCACCAGCGGCATGATCTGTTCGATGGACACGGACATTACGACTGAGTGCGATGGCGAACTGATTCGCCGCCTCCGCATTCCTCCTGCGCTGTGGCTAGCGCAGGGTCGCCGGATGTTTGTCAGCCGGTTTCAAGTATTACTGGAACCAGGTCTAGGCACGGGATCAGGACAGGGAGCCGACCCACAGGTCATGCTTCGCACCAGCACGGACTTAAGAACGTGGTCAAACTCAATGACGGCGACGGCAGGCGCACAGGGCGCATTCAATGCGCAGACGTATTGGACGCGACTCGCGTCGTCTCAACGGGTGTGGGTGCCGGAAATTACGGTCACTGACCCAATTCCGTGGCGCATTGTCGGCGCGGTGATTGAAGGTCGCAACTTTCAGGGGAATGCATGACGCATGACCAACCTTGCCCCCCAGCCGGAGTTTGTGGTGGAGCAGCCGGTGACGGCGTCTCGGATCTCGGGACGTGTCACCCAAGCGATGCGGTATTGGCTACTGTCGTTAGCCGACCGGGTCAATATCAGTCCGTTACTCGCGGCCACAGTGACGGCCTCGACGCAAGCGGCGTCCATTGGCACGACGAGCTTCGCCATCTTGCAAGTGCAGCCAGGGGTCTATCGCTTATCGATGGCGGCACGGATCACCCGAGCGGCGACGACCAGTTCGTCGCTGACAGTGACCTTCGGGTGGACATCGACGGTGGCGTGTACGACCAGCAGCGCGGCGATCACGGGCAACAGCACCGCGACCACGGGCAGTCTGACGTATCTGGTGCGGGTGGACGAAGCGACGGCGATCACCTATGCGACGACGTATGTCAGTGTCGGGGCGGTCACAATGCAGTATCAATTGGACGTGCTGTGCGAACAGGTCGCGTAGCGCGGATCTTACCAGTGTCTGAATACGACCGTCTGGTGGGGACGCAACTAGAAACCGTGGTGCCCGTGTTGCCACCCGAAGGCCGGGTATTGGTCGTGGAAGAGCAAGGCCAGATCTTGGCGTGTTGCGCGGTGTATCCGCTGTGGCACATCGAGGGTCTGGATGTGCGGCCACAGACGCGCCGGTCGGGGTTGCAGTTACTGACGTTTATCCGCCGCGTGACCGCGTCTCTTCCAGGTGTCGTGGCATGGGCCGAGAACCCACGGGTGGAACCGTTGCTGGAAAAGCTTGGGGCGCAGTGGTTGGTCGGGAAACATTATGCGTGGAAGCCATAAGCCATGAAAACGAGCAGCACATATCGACCACCTAACACGCCCATGCAACGGGCTGATGATGCGTTCCGCGCCAAATACGGTCGAGGAATGCTTGTTGACGCCAATGGTGTGTCAGCCGACCCTGAATACAATGCGTTTACGAGTCAAGCCATGGCAGCGGACTATCAAACGCAAGCCGATGCGCTTGAGCGTAGTAAGCGCAATATGAACCATGTACGGAATGCGGCCTATGTCGCAGCGGCCGTGCCGTTTGCGGCAGCGGCACTGCCGGCAATTGCTGGCGCTGGCACGACGGCGGGTGGCGTAGCCAGTGTACCCGGTGCTGTAGGCGGGTCAGCTATTACTGCTGCTTCGCAGGGCGCAGCTTTTGGTGTCCCCACTGTTAGCACGGCGGCATCAGTGCTGCCTAGTACGTCATTGATCCCCGCCGCATTGAAAACAGCAGGAGCAAACTCTATGAACGGAACTTCTTACGTTGCTGCCGAAGGCGTCAAGGCGGCGGCCAATTTGTTTGGTGCTAAAAAAGGCGCAAGCTCGGCTGACAATTCAGCCAAATTGCAAACAGATGCCGCCAACAATGCCGCTAAAATGCAAGCCCAGTCCAGTGCGGACCAGTTGGCGTACATCAAGCGACAGTCTGAACTGGATCGGCTGTCTAAGCGGTTTTCTGACCAACAGAACTACGGCCTGAGTTCCGCCGGGGTGATGAATGACTTCAGCCGCTACGGCGATACGTCATTCAACACCCGCGCCAGTGAACTGTCGCAGGGTCGGACGCAGGACAAGATATATGGCGCTCGTCAGAACCAGATGAACTACATGCGGAACTTGTTGGGGATGCCGCAGAACGAATTGAGCGTGTATGTCGAGCCGGATGCGTTGCAACTGACGCGTCCGACATTGCCTGCTTACGTCGAAGACACCACGCCAATCGAATAGCTAACGACGGCACAAAGGACACATCATGGGTATTCGTGAAGCGTATCGCACGTATTTAGGCCGGGACGCCAGTGACGAGGAAGTCGCCAACTGGGAGTCTGGTGCCTATGGGTATGGCGACAACCCTGCCGCGTGGGTCGAGGCTATTCGCAACTCCGGTGAAGCGCAGTCGTATGCTGCACAGTCACAGGGCGGCGGTGGTGGCGGCAGTGAGTCGCAGGGCGGTGGTGACGCTCAACGTGGAGCAACACGCAACTTGATGGACTCTGGGGATGATCCGCGTGGCGGCGATGTGGGTGGAGGCGGGAATGTGCCTCCAGACCAAGGCACAGGCGGCGGCACGGGCGGCGGCACTTCTGCGGCTGACGAAACGCAAGACCCGTCGTTACGCGCCCAAATTGCTGCGGCCTACAAGACGCACTTGTTACGCGATGCCAGTGACGCGGAAATTACGAATTGGCTGTCCGGTTCTAACGGCTGGGGCAAAGGCGCGGCTGGCATCAGCCGCATCATTCAAGGCATTGCGACATCTGGTGAAGCCAAGGCCGCGCAGTCTCGCTATGCGACGAGCAACAACGCGACAAACCCGGGTCAAGCTAATCGTACGGACTACCAGAATACCGACTGGTGGGCGCGTCAGGGCGTCAGCAGCGACCAGATCTTTGACGCCAATGGTCAACTGAAACCCGGCTGGGAAAACTTCAGCGGGGGCATTCGTCGCGCACCAGGTGTTGCCAACATGGGCAACCTGCTGGGTTTTGACAATGAGAACTACCGGCTGGCCACATTGGCGACACCGACGATGAACTCGGTGAAGTATGGGTTTGCTCAAATTGCAAACCGGTATCCGCCGACGCCAACAGGCTTGCAGCAGTTGTTGCAAGACCCGGAGTTTAAGAACCGGTTTCCAAAAGCCAAGCTGGTCGGGCATGACAGCATCGACTTTGGTGACACGCTCTCGGATGGCGCAACGGGTGTGCCGGTTGGCATCGTCGATGTTGGCGCGTCCTTCGACAAGGGAGCGAATACGGGTAAAGGCTGGTGGTGGGGGCCGGTTGGCACGGGTGCGACCTCAACCACGACGCCTCCCGCCTCTACGAGCGCAACGCCTGCCGCAACCGCTTCCGCTGCAGCGCGTGGGTTCTCGGCGTCTGGGGGTGGCAGTCCCTTGATGAACCCGGCAGCCACGGCTGGCCCACGCGCAATGGGCATGGGTGGCGGTGGTGGTGGTGACATGGTGTACGCGGGTGGCGGACCAGATAATAGTTTTGGCCGACGTTTTAACGAAAGCACCGGCCAATTCGAAAACTCAAACGGCATCACTCCCTACAACCCGCTGGCCAATTACAACCCAGAACCCTACAACGCCCCGGCACCGTTTACGCCTCCGGCCTACGAAGGCGCGACCCCGTTTTCACGGCCCGAATATGCCGCCGCGCAGCCGTTTACCGGCCTAAGCGTGGAGGAGATGAATGCCGATCCGGGCTATCAGTTTCGGATGCAGCAGGGGCAGCAGGCGTTGGAACGCAGTGGCGCGTCGAAGGGGGTCACCAACACGGGCGGCAACCTTCGGGACATTCTGGACTACGGGCAGCAAGCGGGGTCACAGGAGTATGGTGCGGCGTATGGCCGGAAGCTCAACGACTACACCACGAATGAGCAGAACCGGTTCAACACCTACCAGACCAACTACGCCAACGCCATGGGCGCGTATAACCAGAACGAAG